TTTTTTAAAAAACGTGATACTAGTGATGGCCGAGCACCCAACAGCCACATCTGGGTATACCGCGACTCCAACTCCCTAACCACGGCGCTAAAGGCCGCTGTCAGGTCCCGCTTCAGGGTTGGTTGTCGTGGCGCCGGCTAGCACTTAATAGAAGCTGCGGTTAATCTCGCGAACGTCTGCACGATTGGCACGTCGAATATTGTTGACCTCGTCACTACCGATCATGCGCAAGATCGTTCGAGCACGCTTGAATTTCCCGATCAGCGTCTCGATGTAGTAGAGCTGGGTAACACGCCAGAAATGCTGTAGTTCAGGAACACTCACGCGCGAGTCACTCAACAAAGCGTGCGCCACAGCCTTGGCAATGCCAACAACTGCGGTGACGTTAACACCTGTTAAGTACTGACTCGCATGCGTACCACCCTCGCTGAGCACCTTGAGCGTGGCGCGCGTCAGACGACCCTCGACAATACATTTGGTCTGTGTCCTGACGCGGAGCGGTTCCCTGAGGATTGCAAGCGGTTCACGCTGAACAACTGGCCGGTTGACGACTGGGAGGACGATCGGGTTCCAAGTTGGGTCAGAACGGCACGCACGGTTCATGATCGCGAGGCCCTCGCACGTGGCGTTCTGCACAACAGTACTGACCAACCCAGCCATCCCAGAAAGCCCATACCCGCCGAACGACTTCGGTGTGAAGAGGCCGTTAACAAACTTGCGCATTGATACACACTGCAAACCGTCGCTGTCCCAGCGCGCGATGGTCTCAACGCACTTGGTCAGGTACGTGACGTAAGCAAGCCCCCAGTCGCATTGGTCCTTGACAGCACCTTGGACGTTCGAGTAAATTTGGTCGAGATCATCAGCGATGGACGAAGCCGGGTTGTCGTACGTCGGGATGACCCTGCAATACGCCTTCACTGCGCACTCGCGCCTGTGACCGTCAACGTAGAGGGAAGCAAGCATCTCACCACCGACGCGGCTGACAAGCGTCTTCTGCTGGTTAGCCTCCTGACCGCAAGCAGCGTAGATCTCCTCCATGCAACCAAGAAAGCCCCGCGCGTTTTCAATGGCAATGTCAATGTCGTAATCGTCGTTCGTGATTGCGGCAATCTTGCAGGCCCCGTCGTCGATAAACGTAGCGAGTGCACTCGGCGCCTGGATGTAACCACGTGAACTCGCAAGTCGGCAGGCAGCGCCAAGCATGTCGGCGTGAAACAGCGTCTGCATGCGGCCACGGAAACCCTCAAGGTCGGCACCAGGGTTTGTGTACGACTGGTAGACGCCGTCCGCAGTGTCGACGATTTCGCTTCTGCACCCAATATCGCCGAGCTTGCGTATTTCCGGATTGCCGTAAACATCCGCCCAGAAGTTACAGTAGTCCGCGGTGACGTTCCAGTTTGAGCGCGGGGAGAACTTCGTGAGATCGAAGGTCACTGTGAACGGTATGACAGGATCCTCACGCATCACTTTGCCCGCCGCACGTCTGGTGTCCATGACCTCACCCAATATCTGGTCTTTTGCCGCTGACGACTTCCCTTGAAGGCTCCCAGGGTACACCTCCGCGATACGCGAGATGTTTGCCTCCAATTCCGCAAGGAGCAGCCTGTGGCGAGCTGGTGCAATGTAGAAGAGACGCGCGACATTCTTGTGCGACTCCGCCTTCCGTGCTACACCTACGTAGTTGTCCACGCCTAACTGGCCCGCAGCAAACTTCGTCAGGTCGGCGACTGTGTCCACAGAACTTGCGTTCTCCAGGTACCACAACAGGTAGGAGCGGTCAGAGTTGCCAGCCCGATCCCTTGCGTATGCCTCGGCGTCGTCTGGAACAATTGCCTTGTCGTTGATCGCCCCCGAGACGTCGTTACCGTACGTGTTGTATGGCGTGCAGAGCGTTGGCACCCAGTCTCGTGCAATGGCGTACGTGAGCCTCTCCGTTCCGACAGGGACCCCAGGCGGGTATGCTTGATTCAGCTTGTAGTACGCCGTGAGGAAGTTGTAGTTCCGTTCCGCAACAACTGCCCGCCACGCTTCCCTTGCCGCGTCCGTTGCCCCAGAGTCTGCGCCGCTCGGCCGTGGGTTGTTGTGGTACGCCTTGTACGCCGCAAAGTCGGCCAGCGTGTCGTAGTCCGGTGGCGGCAAGCACTTGTACGCGTGTGCACTGCTCAACCTGCGTGCGATTCGCCGCGCCATGACCACGTGGTGTTCCCACTCAATGACCGCCGCTAACCCGTCCTTGTAGAAGTCCGCCTCCTCGTGTTCCACTGCGCCAGGAATCTGCGTTTTCAGCAGCACCATCTGAGCACCTGCGCGGACCTTGTGCCAGGCGCGAGCGACGAGACAGGACGTGACATTGTTCGACTTGCGGCAAGTGTCCACAACCTCCGTCAGTGTGGTTAACGCTGCTGTGTCGCCGCAACGCATTGCGTACCGCTGGTAGTTGGCAATCCGTAGCAGCGACCCGACGAGGTAATCGAGGTGTACCCTGGCAGTGATCAGCAGCTGCTGCGCGTACTCGCCACAACCGACCCACATGATCACCTTCCCACACGCGTGAGGGACGTAGATTGGCCACTCGCCGCCGAAGACCTTACTGACGTAGATCTCGTAGTCCCTGTCCTTCCCGTGTGCGTGACGCAAGTCCAACAGTGCCCGCGCAACGTCCTCGATCCTGTCAGGCTCTTCGACACCGTCCCGTTTGAATCGTGCCTTAAGGCGGATGAGCGCGCGCGGACTGATTTGCGTCGATGGCCAAACATAGTCAAGCGCACTCATTACTGCGGCGTTCACTGTTGTGCGGTCCACGGATTCTGCAGCACGCATCTTCCCGCTAAACGTCGCGGCTATCAGGCGGTGCACGGCTGCGGTCCCGATAAGCACTCGCTGATCGGTGTAGCGCGCGAATGGTACGCCCTCACGGTCCCACTCAAGCTCAGTTGCAACGTCGTCCCACGTGTGGCAGTCTGCCAAGTTGCTCTCCGTCTTCGACAACGCGATGTAGTCCTTCGCGTTCGGAAGCAGCCGCTCTGCCTGCAGTGGTCCGCATGATTCGTAGATATGTCGTGCGAGTGCGATTCGATGCGAAGGCGTGTCCCAGACGGACATTGTCGCCGTTGTTGTAGTAGTTCAGGCCAAGGTCAACAAGGTAAACACAAAAAGTAAAATCGCAGTCAACCTTCATGAAAAGATGTGGTTAGACCTACGCACTAGGACTACTATG